ACCTGCGCACGGTGGACAAGATTTGACAGAAGATGATTTGCAAAAAGCGCACTCTTTGCTTCCAGATTATCCAGATGAAGCGCTTGCGATATGCAATGACATATTGAACGAACATTTTGACGATACGTTAGCCCAACGTGCTTTGTTCATGTCCGGCTACATCATGATGGAAGCCGAGCGGTTCGGGCTTGCGTATAACCTGTTCCAGCGTTGCGCTCAGTTGCGGCCTGACATTAGCGACATTTGGTCAAATATGGGCATGTGCCTTGAAGAGCATGATGCTGAAAAAGCCAAAGCAATGTTTGAAAAGGCATACAAGCTAGACCCTAAAAACTATCGCGCTTTGGCAAATCAAGGCTTGATGCATTTGCTTACAGGCAGTCCTGAGCAATGCGTAGAACTGTCGAAAAAAGCCATTAGCCTTTGTCCTGACCTTGTGTCTGCTAGGCATAACTTGAGCCTTGCGCAGATCATGCTGCGCCAGTGGAAAGCAGGCTGGAAAGGCTATGCTGACACGCTTGGCGTAAAGCACAGAGAAGCCCGCGATTATGGTGTTCCTGATTGGAATGGTGAGCCTGGCACTGTTTTGGTGTACGGTGAACAAGGCGTGGGTGATGAAATCATGTTTGCATCTTGCTTGCCTGATCTGGCCAAAACCAACAAGATAGTATTTGACTGTGATTCAAGGCTAGAAGGATTGTTTAGCCGGTCGTTTGATTTCCCTGTGTTTGGTGACAGGTTCAAAAAGCAATCTAGGGCTGCTGACATGCAGTTTGATTACCAGTGCGCTATTGGGCAGCTTCCTAGCTTTTACCGCACAACTGACGATTCATTCCCTGGCACGCCTTACCTCAATCCAGAACCAGAACGCTGTATTCAGTGGCGTGCGCTGTTTGACACATTTCCAGGTATGAAAATAGGGATAGCATGGCGAGGCGGGCTAAAAAACACGGGGGAAGCACGCCGAAGCCTGCAATTGTCTGATTTCGAGCCTATTTTCAACAAAGATGACACCTTTATAAGCCTTGAGTATAAGCCAGTACCAGAAGAACAGCTAAAGCGGTACAATATCAAAAGCTATCCAAGAGCCACTGCTAAAGGCGGTGATATTGACGACTTGGCGGCGCTGATTAATGAGCTTGATGTAGTCATAACAGCCTGCACAACCGTTGTTTATGTGGCTGGGGCGTTAGGCAAGCCATGCATTGTGCTTGTGCCTGACAAGCCTGGCTACAGGTACCACAAATCAGGAAATGATTTTCCGTGGTACAAGTCGGTTGTTTTGGTAAGGCAGCAAGGCACTTGGAAACAGACCGTTGAACGAGCAAAGGCGCTGATTGAATGATACGGGTATTTATCGGTTATGATCCTGCGGAAACGGTGGCATACCATGTGCTGTGCCACTCTATTCTGCGCCAGTCTTCCTGCCCGGTAAGCTTTACACCTATCAACAAGCGCAATATTCCAGAGTTTAAGCGAGGAAAGGAGGACGGCAGTACAGAGTTTTCCTTTTCTCGTTTTCTGACTCCTTACCTTTCCGGATATGTCGGGCAGTCTATTTTTATGGATTGTGACATGCTTGTTCGTGGTGACATTGCCGACATTCTTGATAATTGCGACCTTTGCCACGACGTTTTTGTGGTAAAGCACGAATATACACCAAAGACTGAAAGCAAGTTTTTGGGCAACAAGCAGCATGTTTACCCCAAGAAAAACTGGTCTAGCGTGATGGTGTTCAACAATTTCACCTCGCCGTGCCGACGCCTGACACCTGAAATTGTAAACACGTCAACGGGGTCATACTTGCACCAGTTTCAATGGACAAGCGATTGGCGCGTTGGCGAATTGCCAGCGGCATGGAATCATCTAGTAGGTGAATATGAGCCGAACAAGAACGCTAGAATCATCCACTATACGCTTGGAACGCCATGTTTTGCAGGTTACGAAAACCAAGAGTGGGCCGCTGAGTGGTTTGAAGAATACGAAATGATGAGGGCGCACAAGTGATTAGCGCAGCATATAAGGCAGAACAGCGGCGCATGCATGAAGACAATCCTAACTATGGGGTTGCTTCTGTGCAGTATGCTCCTGTTGTTACCATGCTTATAAATAAGCTTGGGATTACTGAGCTGCTGGACTATGGGTGCGGAAAGGGAAGGCTTGCAAAGTCAATTGCGCCTGATCATGAAGTCAAGGTGCGCATGTATGACCCTGGAATTTCCGGAATTGATGAAAAACCCGATTCAGCGCAGTTTGTGACGTGTATCGACGTTCTTGAACACATAGAGCCAGAGTATGTCTATGATGTTCTTGATGATTTGTCGCGAGTAGTCGAGTTTTACGGGTTTTTCACCATCCACACGGGGCCTGCTATTAAAGTGCTTTCAGATGGCAGGAATGCGCACCTTATTCAGAAAGGCGCGGATTGGTGGCTTCCACTGATAATGGAGCGGTTCGAGTTAATCCAGTTTGTTGCGCAGCCTAACGGCTTTTATGTTGTGGTGAAGCGATATGGCAATTAATACCTACGCAACGCTTAAAGACTCCATCGTCTCATGGTCTAAAAACTCAGGCTCGCAAGTATTGGCACGGGTTGACGACTTTATAGACCTTGCTGAGTATGATATTTGGGAGCGTCTTCGAATTCGTGACATGGAAGCGCGGGCCACAGCAACTGCATCAACATCAAGCCGATTTCTTGAGCTGCCTACTGGCTATCAACATATGCGTCGGCTGTCATTGGTGAGCGGCTCGAACCGGTATGAGTTGCAATCCACAACCCCAGAATCCATGAAAGTCGTCCCTGGTTCTGGTTTGCCGAGATTCTTCACTATCACAAGCGAAATAGAATTTGACCGCACGCCTGATTCTGCATACACGGTTGAAATGCAGTATTTCCGTAGCCTCGACGCGCTGTCAGGCTCAAACACGACAAACGCCGTGCTGACAAGATTTCCCATGATTTACCTTTACGGCTCGCTGTTTCACTACGCGAATTGGGCTATGAATGATGCAATGGCTGCCAAATATGGCGAACTGTTTTTAGGCGCTATTGATTCAGCGAACCAGATAGACAAGCGTGGTCGGCACACTCCTGGCGCTGCCATGCGTATCAAGGGGCCTACCCCATGATCCCTATCAAATTCGCCATAGCTGGCAACACCAGCAGCAACAAGTCGAAACAGTTCGACCCTGCGTTGTCATATAACGTTTACATTAGCACGGCTGAAAATGGCAGAATCGGTACGCATGACTTCCCAGGGTTGAAAGCGTTCGGCACGCAAGCGGGGGTGGATCGTGGCTTTCATGTCATGGCTGGCACGCTGTATAAAATATGCGGTACGTCGCTGTATTCCGTTTCGAGTGCGGGAACATATACGTCTATCGGCTCTGTTTCTGGTTCGGGTCGCGCTGTTTTTGCTGATGATGGTGATACTCTTGGTTTTGTGGCTGATGGTGTCATTTATCAATATTCTAGCGGAACGCTAAGCACAGTTACTCAGACGGTCATTACCGGTGTGAAATGGATTGCGCTGATCAACAATCAATGGATCATTGGTGGTGACAATCAGCAGTTTGCAGTATCAGATGCAGGAACAATTACTACTTGGAATGCGCTGAACTTTGCAGCCGCCGAACAGCTAGGCGATGAACTTGTTAGGGGCTACGTGTTCAGTTCTCTGTTGTACCTGCTTGGCAGCGAGTCAACAGAACCATGGTATAACTCCGGCGTCGGCAATCCTCCGTTTAACCGGCAGGATACCGCACTTGTAAACACTGGTATTGCTGGCGTTTATGCTGTTGGCAATACTGATCAGTATATGTACTGGCTTGGCAATGACCGCAAGGTTTACCAGTGTATTGGCGCATCGGCTCGCACGGTATCAACGCCAGGCATTTACCACATCATTTCAGGCTTGAGCACAGTTTCAGACTGCATCGTGTCCACCTTCACGTTTGAAGGTCAGGACATGGTGTTGTTTCAGTTTCCGACCGCTGCAAAGACGCTGCTTTATTCTGAGACGTTCAACTATTGGGTTGAGCTTGGAAGCGGGTCGAGCTATCAGAAATACCGGTGGTACGGAAATGCGGTTACTCAGTGCTACGGGAAAAACATGGTGGCCGATTACCGCAACGGTAATGTGTACGAGCTGGATTTAGACACATTTACCGACAACGGAGACACGCGCTACAGGGTTCGGCAGTTCCCGGTGGCTGTTGGCGAAGCCGCTGGATTGGCTGGGCGTAGGATTACGCTGTGCCAGATGCGACTGAACATGCAGCGCGGCGTCGGTCTGCCAACCGGTCAAGGCTCAAATCCTGTTTTGATGTGCTATCTGTCGGCAGATGGCGGACATACGTTCGGGCCTGAAGAACAGGTGAGCATCGGAGCATTGGGCGCATATGTTGAACCTGTCGACGTTTATCAATTCACTACCGGCTATGAGATTGTGGCTAAAATCGCCTGCAGTGATCCTGTCCATCTTTCGATGTGGGATGGTATCGCCTATGTTGTTGATGCGGGGTACTGATGGCGCAGAATGTTAATCGACCGCCGTTTAACCTGATCCCAAACAAGTGGGCCTTTGATCCTGAGCTAGGGCCGTTTGTGCGCGAATTGCTGACACAGATTTGGCAATTGCGCCTGCGCACTGGCGGTGATGATGACATCGTAGGCGACACGCAAGCCGAGATAATTGCAGAAGATTCGCGCAGACTTCCTGAGCTTAGGCAAACATCAAGAAAGATAACGGCGCTCACAAATCAGATTGAGACTTTGCAATCTCAAGCGGTGGAAATTGAAAAGCTTAAGCGCAAAGTAAAAGACCTTGAGGCGCTTTTGCAAACGTCTGAAAACTTACACAGCATCAAGCGTAGGCTTGATCAACTTGAAATGCAGGTGAACTGATGGCCGTTACATACAAAAAACTGTTTGAGCCTACAATTCTCACAACTTCAGCGGCTACTGTTTTCACGCTTAACGCTGCTGCTGGGGCAACCACATCAACGATTCTGGAAAACCTTGTAATCCGATGCGTGAACTACACGGCATCGCCGGTCACTGTTTCTGGTTACGCAATTGCATCTGGCGGGTCAGCGTCTGACGATGAGTACTTTGCTGCTGGAGTAACGGTTCCTGCGAATGATTATATCCTGCTGACAGTACCAGTTATGGCCTTTGGCGGTTTTATTCAGATGCTGTGCAGCGCCGCAACGTCCGTTACTGTTCACCACGAGTCTGGATTGCCAAAGACGCCATGATCACAAGAATCGACGACCTGACAGCTATGGCGTTTATGTCGTTGTTTCCGGAAATGACTAACGATGACCACTGGCTAAGGCTGTGCGCGTGGGTTGGCAAAGGCAACGCAACGCCTATGGTCAATTTGGGGGTGCATGCGGACGGTAAGATGGTAGGGCTGTTTCCCTGTGAAGCCTATCCTGACCGGTTCATGATCCACGCCTGCTTCCTGCCTGAGTATCGCGGGCAACTGGCTATGGATGCGGCAAAATCCGCTTTCCAATGGGTCTGGGATAATACAAACTATAGTACAATACTGGCATACATCGAGCCTGAACACGTCAAGCGATACGCGGTACGCTGCGGGATGACAGAACGGCCTGATGGTCTGTATGAGGTGTCAAAATGAGCAACGTGGTTAAGGGTGTTGGCGCAGCGCTTGGCTTTGGTGGTGAATCGTCTGTAAAGAAGGCAGGCGGTGAACAGCTAGCTGCGACAAGAGAGCAGATCAACTATCTGCAAGGCGCGGAGAATCGAGCCACTGAGCGGCTTTCACCTTTCGTCAAGCTTGGCACCGACAATATAGCCGGATTCCAAGCATTGCTTGACCCTCAAAACCAAGCAGCCTACCTGCAAAACAACCCGCTATTTCAGGCTGCTATCCAGAACACAGGTCGACAATTGGGCGCTAGTTCGGCTGCGCAAGGCAAGCTAGGCAGTGGTGGCTTGGTCGACCAGTTGATGCAGAATTACCTGTCTCAGGGTGAGAACTACATTACCAACCAATTTAACCGGCTGCTAACGCCTGTCCAGATTGGCCAAGCTTCAGCGGCTGGCAGCGCTGCAAACACCCTCAATTCAGCTTCTCAGGTTGGCAATGCAATAGGCCAGATGGGCGACATTCGGGCGGCTACAATTCTTGGGCGGCAGAATGCGAGTGCGTCGCTGGGAAATAACCTGCTTGGCGGTATCGGTGGCGGTCTCATTGGTTCTGGCTTGCTTGGCGGCGGCGGAATGGCAGGCGGTGGCATGTTGGGCGCAGGTCTTGGCGCACTGTTTGGCCTATCCGACCGCAAATACAAGCGCGACATCATCAAGACCGGCGAAGATGAAAACGGAAACGTTTACCGGTTCAAGTACCTGTGGAGCGATGACGTTTATGAAGGCCGCATGGCTGATGAACTGCGCACTGTACGGCCTGACGCTGTTGTCGAGGTAGATGGTGCGCTATTGGTGTCCGATGAATTCATGCCTAGAAAGGTGGCGTAATGGCTAATCCTAATATTCTGCTGCAAGGCTTGGACAAACCACAAGGCATGGACGCGCTGTATCGTGGTGCGGCGCAGGCGAATGAGATTGCGCAGGCCCCAATGCAGAACGCACTGCTTCAACAGCGCGTAGAGGCAGGGCAGCAGGGCATTGATAAAGAGCGTGCCGCGTTTCAGCTTCAAGATGCAGCCATTGACGCTTACCAAGTAAAGCAGCTTCTGCAGACAGACCCTGCCCGTGCCAAGGTGTACCTTGCAAACCGGTTCAAGAAAATACAAGACCGTGGCGGCGATCCTTCCGATACTGCTGGTGTAATTCAAGCGCTGGATGCTGGCAATCTGGACTTTGTCAACGCTGAATTGGATGCGGTGATTGGGGCGGCGCAGCAGGTGGGGTTGTTTGGGCCGAAAACCAATACAGCAATGGCTGAGTTTACGTCAAAGGCTGCAGCTGCAGGGTTGAAGCCTGGCACGCCAGAATATGAGCGCGCTGCAAGGGTAGACCTTGGGCTTGATGCAAGAGCTGGTACGGTGACAGGTCAAGAGCGTATAGCTACCACACCCGGCATGACTGAAGTGGTAGCTGGTTCTGAGGGTGTTATTGCAGGTGCGAAGTCAGGAGCGCAAGAGGCGGCTAAGCTTGGGCAACAGTCGAGAATGCTGCCAAACATCCGCGCGGCAATAAAAGAAGCTGAGCAGGCAGCATCATCAAGAGGCGAGTCACTGTCAGAGTACAATCGCGCAAAAGCCGCAATGCCTGGACTTGTTGAGGTTTCTAACAAGCTTAAAGCACTTTCCGATGTTGCAACGTACACTATGGGCGGAAAAGCCTTTGATGCAATCGTCAAGGAAATGGGATTCGGGTCAACAGAAGGTGCCAACGCACGTACTGCAATGATTTCGATTGTGGACAACCAAGTGTTGCCATTGTTGCGTGATACTTTTGGTGCTGCATTCACTGCTGCTGAAGGTGAGCGCTTGCGTAACACCTTGTTAGACCCTGACATGACACCAGAACAGAAGAAAGCCAGCCTTGATGCTTTCATTGAACAGAAATACAGAAACCTTGAGACCAAAGAACGTGAGCTTGGTATCCAGCCTCAAACGCAGCAGCAACAACCAACCGGCGGCGTAAAGTTCATGGGGTTTGAATAATGGCAAAAATTGCACGAGTTCAGATGCCAGATGGAAGGATTGCGCGCTTTGAAGTGCCAGACGATTATACGCCAGAACAGGCTATGGCTGAGATTCAGGGGCAGATTGCAGGAATGCAGCCGCCGCAAACCATCGCTCCACAGCAAGCCACTGGCGACGTTCCCGTCATGCCTGACCAGATGGCTCAGGAACCGTCCGTATATGAGCCAAAGCCTCAACAAGAGCGCGCAATTGGCGAGCGTGCAACAGGCGTTGTTGAGACGCTTGGGGCACTTGGCACTGGCGCAACTACTGGCATGCTTGGGCAGATTGCAGGAACAGGTCAGGGCCTGCTTGAGTCAATTCAAAGCGGCAAGTTTGGCACCTATGAAGGCGCAAACCTTGTGCAGCAAAGAGCAATGGAAGGCGCTGGCAGGCTGACATATAAGCCGACTACTGAGGCTGGGCAAGAATACACACAGGCGGTTGGTGAGGCAGCCGCACCGTTGGCGGCAATTACGCCTATGGCTGGCGAAATGGCCGCCCTTGCTTCTGCTGCGTCAAAAGCGCCAATGGCAGCAGCACAAATTAAGCAAATACCAAAGACAGTTGCGGCGCGAAAGCTTTTAAATGAAGCAACTCCTTCAATTTCTCAATTGAAAGAAACTGCAAGAGGCATTTATTCAAGCTTGGATGATGCTGGCGTGACTGTAGCTCAGCCTGAAGTTGCAAGGCTTTCTCAAAGCATTGGCGCAACAATGAAAAAAGAAGGCTTTAACGCTCGCCTACATCCAAAAGTGTCGGCTGTACTTGATGAGGTTGCGTCTTCCGCTGAAAAACCTATGTCAATTACTGAGCTTGACACAATGCGCAAGGTTGCACGTTCTGCTGCATCAAGCATAGACCCTTCAGAAGCACGCCTTGGCAACATCATCTTGGAAAAGATTGATGACTTTATGGATACAATTCCAGAACAGGCAGTTGTCGGTGGAAGGGATCAAGCTGTGGGCGCTGCATTTAAGCAGGCTAGAAACTTGTGGCAAAGGGCCAAAAAGTCAGAAATGATAGAAGAAGCGGTAGGAAAGGCAAAAAACCAAGATTCAGGCTTTGAAAATGGTTTGCGGGTTCAGTTTCGTGCTTTGCTAAACAACAAAAAGAAAATGCGCGGCTTTACCGCTGATGAAAAAGCAGCATTAGAAAAGGTAGTCCGTGGTGGCGGCGCTGAGAATACGCTTAAATTTCTTGGCAAGTTCGGCTTTAACGAGGGCCAAGCCACGTCAATGTTAGGGTCTGCTGTTGGCATGTCTGGCGGGGCCGCGATTGGTTCTGCTGTTGCGGGTACTGCTGGGGCAGGCGCTGGTGCAATCGCAGTTCCGATGATTGGGCAAATGTCTAGGCAACTTGCGCAAAGGCTCACAAGAAACAACGCCGCATTTGCAGACCAAGTAATAAGGGCCGGAAGAAACGGAAAAGACATTGCTCTTGCGTATATTAGAAATACGCCTAAAGCGCAAAGAAGCGCGCAGGAGTTGTCAGAGTTGCTTATGCGGCCAGGCGTTGATGTTTCAGTTGTTGGCCCAATCACAAACCCGCTTATTAAGGATGCTGCATTTATAGCAGAACTTGCAAAGTTTACCGCCGCATCACAATCCAATCAGGCTGAGGACAGCGCAAATGCACGCATACAAGGCCAACAGCAAAACAACCGTTAGCACCATTGGCGGTAAAACAGACGGCCCAAAAACTGCCGCAAATCCAGCCATGATCAAAAATATCGTTTTCCAGTTTGTCATTAAGGAGCCTCAATAATGGCCTTCGTAAAATACCAGCTTACCGCACCACAGGTTGAAGACGCAAACGGCGATCCATTGGTTGGCGGTAGCATTACTGCGTATTTGTGGGATACATCTACACCAACACCGATGTACACCAATGCTGCTGGCGATGGCGCTGACACATCGTTCACGCTTAACACGCTTGGAAATCCGCAGACTGACGCGGGTACTGCTATTGATATTTTTCTTGATACCGCGATCACGTATAAATTCATAATCCGTGACAGCGCTGGTACGCAAGTAGGGCCTACTATCGGGCCGGTGTACCCTGCCGGTGGTACTGGACAAACTGCAGAATTTGCGAGTCTTGAGGAGTTTCGCGCCAGCTCATTTTCAGGGTCAGAAGCCGTCATTTTGGCCGCCAACGCCGGAACCACAACAGGCCGCATGATCCTGAAGGCGACCGGCACAGCAGGTGGAACCCCAACTGCAACGGGTGACAGGTTCACTGCGCTGGCCGCTGGCGAGATCGTCAACTCTGGCGGGTATGGGTATGCGCTTGACATGACTCAGCGCATTACTCCGTA